TCGTCGATCTGCCACTGCTCGCTGTCGTAATAGTCCTCGTCCAGCGACATCTGGAAGCGGTTCATGGACTGCCGGCGCATCTCCTGCTCGAACCATGACAACAGGCGCGTGTGCTTGTCGCGCGCCGCCTGGCTCGCGTCGCTCCTGCGGCCGAGAGTGGTTCCGGTGCGGGCAGCCATCAGATGCTCGCTTCGCCGAGTTTGCGGCCCTTGTGGTCCTCGTGGACGATATCGATCAGCGCTTCACCACGGCTCTGCCGGCGGACGGCCTTTGGCGCCGGCGGCATCGCCAGCAAGTCGGGGATGAAGCGCATCACCACGTCCACCAGGGCGCGCAGCTCGATTTCCAGCACGTTGCGCCCCAGCATCGCCAGGGCCTGCGCGCACTCAAAGAAGCAGGCGTCCGTGGGCCTGCCGTCCGGATTGGCGTATTTCCCGGCGCTTGACAGCCCGATACCGAACACCCCCGCGTCACGCCCGCCGATCGAGGTCCACATCATCAGCATGGGCTCGCCGTCGCTCTCGTCCCACTCGAGCGACGCCACGTAGCCGCGGTATTCGTGGGTGGCGAAGGCGGACTGGCCGCCGACGCCGAACATGGGCCGGCCGGCAGCGCTCACGATGATGGATTGGGATAGGTTCATGTGATGTCCTTCAGGCGGTACGCCAATTTCTTTCTCGCCTCGGCAAGCGCTCCCGCTCGCCTGCCTCTGGGATGCCGTCGACAAAGGTCATAGCTACCGCATCTCCTTTGTCCGGGGAGCGGCCAAGCACTTCTCGGATCTCGTCCTTGTCGCGGATCTGGATGGCGGCCACCTGCCCCATGGTCACAACCTTATAGCGAACTGCGCACAGGTCGGCCTGCAACTCCTGATCTGGCGGCAGCGAGACGGGGTCTGGATTGGTTGGGTCCAACGCCTCGCGCAGGCGCCAGTACATCTCGGCGCGCTTATTGCGCATGCGCATCTGCCCGCCCTTGTCCATCATGGTGCTGGCCTCGGAGCCCACGACCGGATAGACCAGCAGGTTCAGGCCACGGATGAAGTCCAGGGCGCTCGAGCCGATGCCGATCGCGTCCACCGCGATGCACGCGCCATTGCGCACCAGCGGCACCACGAACCCGGCGGCCGTCGGGCCGTCCTTCGTCACGCTGCCAGGCACCGAGATCAGCTCGTCGAACCAGGTGCCGTGCCGACGCGCCGCGCAGGTCTTGTCCAGGCCGCCGCGGGCCGGGTCCAGCCCCAGGGCGGTCATCGGGCCCTTGGCCTCCCGCGGCTTCCAGCGGGCCATGGCCGCCTTGACCCATTCGGTCGGGATCAGCTGCCACGCTGGATCGGATGCGCCGGCCTGAAAGTCTCCGCGCAGCATCTGCGAGCGCAGCGGCTCTGGCAACGATTGCAGCGTGGCCTTGTAGCCGGTGCTGCTCAAGAACAAGTTGTCGTCGACTTTCGATGGAATGAAGGTGCGGCTTTTGGGGCGCACCAAATCCCCGCCGATCTTGACGGGCTCCGGGCCCGGCACTTCGATGTCCTCGCCTTTTTCATCGCTGACGTACCAACGCAACTCTCCGGGCTGGGCCGGGCGCGGGTGGCTCGGGTCCAACCAGGCGGCAAAGAACCGTTTTACCCACTCGCCCTCGGAACTGGTCGGCGGGTTGCCGGCGCCTACGACGCGCTGGCGTTGGGTCGGGTCGTCCGAGCGCAGCCAGCCAATCAAGGCGCGAAACTGCGCCTCCGTGAAGTGTGGGAGTTCATCAAACAGCTTGGCGTCGTGGGCGCGGCCTTGGTACTTCATCCAGTCGTCAGGCTCTTTGACGCTGCCCAACTCCATCGTTCGGCCGCCAGGTAGGCGCCACACGCCGGTCTGGCTGTTGTAGCCATCGCGCGTGCCGATGATGCGGCTCATGTCCTCCACCAGCCCAACCAGTTGCACCGCCTCGCGCCGGAAGATGATTGAGCGCTTGTGCGAAGTCAGCGCCAGCCCCAGCAGGAGCGAGCTCTTGCCGCCGCCAGCCGCGCCGCCGTAAAAGAGGATGTCGGCCTCAGATTCGTAGGCCATCTGCTGGGGTCCGATCTGGGGAACCCATACCCGGTCATCGCTGCCCAGCAAGAGCGCGTCCAGCTCTGCCTTCTGGGCCGTCGTCATCTGGGAAACCTGCTCCAGCAGTTCGGTGGTGCTGCTCATGCGCCGACCTTGCTCATCAGCGACGCCAGTCGCACGGCGCGCTCGGTGTCGGTCAATGATGGTGCTTTGTCCGCGTCCTTGTCTTCGCCATCGTCCAGCTTGAACGCGACCCGCTCCGCCGCCTGTAGCTTGGTCAGGGCCTCGGACAGGGCTTTGACGCAACCGACCCTGTTCCCCAGCTCGAGGGCGCGGGCAACGGTCATGCGGGCCTTGGCGTCCTCCTTCGTCGTCGGGTCAGTCCCGGCCAGGATCTCGGCCAGCAGCTCCTGGTGCCCGGCCAGCATTGCTGACGCCTTGAGTTCGGCCAGCAAATCGAAAGCAACGCTGCGGGCTTCGAGAATGTCGGACCGGTGGCGCAGGATGACCTGGGTGTTGACTTCAGCGGCGGCCTTGACCGCCAAATTGACCCTCTCTTGACCTGCCTTGACTTCCGACTTGACCAATTCGGTCATCAAGGCGGCGTTGGTGGCTTGGCGAACGGCCGTGGTCAGGTCTTGTTGCCACCGGGCCGGATCGGCCTTGCGGTCCTTCTTGATCTGCCTGCTCAGAGTGGCGGGGTCGAGGGAATGCTTGTCGGCCAGTTCGGTCTGGGTCAGCTTGCCGGTGCGAAAGTCCCGCTCCACAGCCTCCCAGTCGATGCGGTGGCGCTTCTTCGGTGGATCCGCTTTCGCCGCCGCCCTCTTCGGCGCGCCCTTGCCAGCCGACCGCTTGGATGCTGGGGCACGCTTCGCCGGTACTGGCTTCTTCATCGCGCGCACGGAAAGATGCCCCTACCGAATTGCGGGCAGTGAGGGCAAATAGCGGATGGCAACTGCTTTGCCTGTTCGCTTGGAGACAACTGGCAGGGTTCCATTTGGGGGCCCATGAGGCTCGGAAACGCAACCGATTTCAAGGGGGGTGCTACCGTTCATCGGTTCTCCTTGACATACACGTCGTAGCATGTATTATCCAATACATGGATGCGCCGCATCCGCCGCGCCACCGGACACCTGGCACCAACAGGAGCACACCATGACCACCGCCACAGAGACCGTCTCCGACCGCCTTTCTCGACTCGGCCTGCAGGCCACGTCCGAGGCAAGGATGGAGACTCTTGCGATCGCGCACCCGCACGTCGATGACGCCACATTCGCTCGGATCGCATCTGCCACGCGCGTCAAGCGCTCCCCCAACATCGTGCTGCCTGCGCATCGGTTCGAGAGCCTGTCGCGTGGCAGTGGCTGGGCGCGGAAGAGCCGCGGCGACTCGGCCGAGTGGGGCGAGCGTGTCGAGGGCGGATACCGTGTAGGGCCTGGCCGCTGGACGGTTGCCGGGAGCGACGGATTCTCGAGGAAAAAGGAAAACGTGTGGAACGTGCAGCACGTCACGGTCGGCGACAAGACGTGGACCATCGCATCCTGACACCATCCGCCTAGCCTCGTGACAGGGGGCTATGGGATGCTGTCGCATCAGTCGCGCCTCGGGAGCTGGGGCAGAGGAGAACGAAATGACCATCCACTACCACCGCGCAGACGCCAACCGGCGGCTGGCAGCAGCACAATCATGGGTCGCCGAGTATCGGCCGCAGACGCCGGACGAGACGGCAGCCCGCGCCGACGAGCATCGCCGCAAGGCGGCGTCAATTCTGTCGCACGCCGCCGAAGTGGACGAGCCGCGACGGCCAGAGGACGTGACCGAGACCAGGGCCGAGCGTGTCGCCGCACACGCCGAGTACGTCGGCGGCGGATGGCGTGACCACTACCGCGCCCTCGCCGCGCACCGGCGCGAGCGCAGCCTCGCCGAGCACGCCGCGCTGCGCGAGACGATGCGAGCCGAGGGTCAGGACGCAATTCTTGGCGCCGAGGAACGCGCATATCTCGACACGCTCGCGCACGACCTGGCATACGCCGAGTACCACATCGCGCAACTGGAGGCTGCGGCGGCTGGAGTAGCGAGCGGTCCGCCGGTCGACTGGTACGGGCCGCGCCTTGCGCATCTGCTGGACATCGGCGTAGATGCGGCCCGCGTCGAGACAGAGGAGCAGATCGCCCAATTGCGTGCCCGGCTGCGCTCAGCATGTCTGTCACTGCGCGAGCAGGTCGTACAGTGACAGACGCCCAATTCAATGCCATCGCCCATCTCCTGCGCCTACGCGCCGGCCCGGCCCGTGAGGGCGCGCGGCTGGTGCTCGTCGAGGGACGGCGGCAAGTCGATGTAGCCGCCATGCTCGGCATTTCGCCGGCCGCCTTGAGCAATGCGGTCGCGCGCGTGCGCCGGGGTGCGGCTGTCGCCCGGACCGCGGCCATCCCTTGATACGCCGGTCACGGCGATATCCCGAGGTCCCACACGCTGGCAATGCGCCGGCCGGCCGGTGGCGTCGACCCCATGTGCGGCGGTACCTCGGTCAACCATCGGCGCCAGTTATCCACAGGCCGATAACGCACTGGTGTCCCGCCGATCCGCTCGGCCAGCCCGTAGGCGACCGACCGGCCCATATATTTGCTTGCGTTCTCTCGCTCGCACACATCCTGCATGTGCTCCCAGACGTCGGTGTATGTCGCCTCGCCGAGCCGTTCCAGGATTTCCATCGCCTGGATTACGCGCCGGCCGATGGGGCGTCCTTGTCCTCGTTTCGCGCTCATTCAATTCCTTTCGCGATCAGC